ACGAAGACTGGCTCAAAGCACTTGGTGTCGACACCAGCACAGATAAATTGATCAAACTGAGTATGGCCATGATTGATGATGTGGCCAAAACTATTTCAACATTCATGAGCGACTACAAAGCACTACCAGATGGCGAGCGTCCAAAAGTATTGTTTGTGATTGACAGTTTGGGTATGTTGTTAACTCCCACAGACGTTAATCAATTTGAAGCAGGTGAAATGAAGGGTGATCTGGGTCGCAAGCCCAAAGCACTCACAGCACTGGTTCGTAACTGTGTGAACATGTTTGGTAGTTACAATGTGGGCTTGGTTTGTACCAATCACACCTACGCAAGCCAAGACATGTTTGATCCAGATGACAAAATCTCAGGTGGTCAAGGTTTTATCTACGCCAGTTCAATTGTGGTTGCCATGAAGAAGATGAAACTCAAAGAGGACGAAGATGGCAACAAAGTGTCTGAAGTAAATGGTATTCGTGCAGGCTGTAAAGTCATGAAAACACGCTATGCCAAACCCTTTGAAGGTGTGCAAGTCAAGATTCCTTACACAACAGGCATGAGTCCATACTCGGGTCTGGTTGACTTGATTGAAAAGAAAACAATGCTCAAACGTGAAGGCAACAGCCTGGTGTTTACCACAAGTGATGGCGAAGTTATCAAGAAGTTCCGTAAAGCATGGGAAAAGAATGATGATGCATGCTTGGATAAAGTCATGGCAGATTTTGGAAATCAGAAAACCGAGGTAAGTACTCCGGAGGAAACAACAGATGAGTGAAGCAATAGCCAGTGAAATTTGGGGAGAACTCAAGCGTTTTGTAAACACAGTGGACCGTGCGGAAGCCGCAGAAACGGTGGTACAGATCTTGATGGACAATGATTCAGATGTAGAAGACATTCGCGATGCGTTCAAAGGCGACACTGATATCAAACGTGCTCTAACAGCATATCTTGACAACGACAAAGACTATGTGGAAGACGAGGACAAAGAACTCGAAGACAATGAAGATTACAATGAAGACGAAGACTGGGAAAATTGATGAATCATTTGACTGATCCTGATCAGACAAAAGATTTTTATTGTTCGCAAAAATTCTGGTGGTTATCAGTAGATTTAGAAAAACTAAAAACCATGAGTTGTTGTGCGGCAACTCCTGCAAAGATCAATTTTGATCACATCAATCAACATCCGGGAGATATTTTTAATTCTCCCGAAATGATTGCTGAACGACAACAAATGCTGTTGAATCAACCCGTGGCCAGTTGTGCTTCCTCTTGCTGGATTCCGGAATCAAAATCTCAAATGAGTCGACGGATCTCAATGAAAAGTCACTTGCCCACACACACAGCGACGTCAACCTCGCCAGAGGTATTGCACATTATTGTGGGATCAGACTGTAACATGACTTGCATTTACTGTTGCAAATATTACAGTTCTGCCTGGACAAGAGACATCAATAATCATGGCGCTTACTCGGTTGCTACCTCAGATGATAGATATATTCTAAATGATACAGACCGAGTGATCATGAAACTCAGTCAGAAAGATATAAAAAACAATCGTTTCAATGACAGTTTACTCAATGAGATAGCACAACTGGTAGAATCTTCAAACCTCAAAGAAATTGTCATCACCGGCGGAGAACCATTTTTGTATCTAGGATTAGAGGAGTTGATTTCAAAATTATCCGGGCACGGAATCGCTATAAAAATTTATTCCGGACTTGGTGTAAACTCTGACAGATTTCAAAAAGAAATCGTCAAACTCAGCAAGTTTGCAGAAGTACAATTGATAATCAGCGTGGAATCAACTGGACGGCTGTATGAACTATTGCGATATGGCAACACCTGGGATCGATTTGAATCAAACATAGAAATTCTCAAACAGCATGATGTTCCTTACAGTTTCTATGCTACAGTGACTAATTTGGCATTGTTGGATATTGATGATTTTATCAAGTATGCAGGAGATATAGCAATTGTATGGAGTCCTTGTACAGACCCTGATTTTTTTGCAGTAAATATTCTTGACAAAATTACCAAGTCAACGTTGAAAAATCAAATGGCCCATTACCCATTGCAACTTCAAGAAATAATTAAAAATCTGTCAGATGTGTTTGTGCCTGATCAAAAGAGCAACCTCAATGGGTACTTGAAAGAATTTGCACAACGCAGAAGCATTGAGTTGAACTCTTTACCGCCGCATTTTGTAGAGTGGCTAGAACAACAATGAAATCAGTTTTTCCTATTAAAACCGCCACAGCCTGTCAACTCAAGTGGACCTGGAGCACAGTCTTTCTCAATGACGGAACAACCAGTTCTTGCCATAGAGTGGGTCGACACCCGATAGCACTGGAAAACTTTGATGACTTTCATAACACTCCCGAAAAACTAGAACAAAGAAATACAATGTTGCAAGGACAATGGCCACAACCTTTGCCTTACATGAAGGCCAGTGAAGGCTGTCGCTATTGTGAAAAAATTGAAGAGGCTGGAGGACAAAGTGATCGCCAGTTTCATTCGCAAGTGCCCGGACTGGTGCCGCCAGAATTAGAGCATGATCCAACAGCCGTTAGAGTAACACCCAGGATACTGGAAATTTTTGTCAACAACACATGTAATCTGTCTTGCACGTATTGTACACCGGCCAACAGTTCGCAAATTCAACAAGAAAATATAAAATTTGGCAGATTTAAAAAAAATGGGTTGATCTTAGAATCCAAAGATATTGATAAAAATCAAACTGCACTTTATACCGAAAAGTTCTTTTCCTGGTTAGAATCCAATTATCTGCAACTGAGAAGATTGCACCTGTTGGGTGGGGAGCCATTGTATCAAAAAGAATTTTTTCGTTGCATGGAGTTTTTTAACAATCATCCCAACCGAGATCTAGAATTTAATGTTGTGACCAATCTCATGCTTGCCCCTGATAAATTTGAATCGGTGGTACAGCAGTGGAAGAACATGGTAGCAACAAGAAAAATTAAACGATTTGATATCACTGTGAGTTTGGATTGTTGGGGCCCCGAACAAGAGTATGCCAGATATGGTCTTAAACTTGATGTGATTGAAAAAAATATTCAAACACTAATAAACAATCCGTGGATATATTTCAATATCAACAGCACCCTTAGCCCACTTACTATAAAAACTTTTCCGGTGTTGTTGGAAAAAATAAATCACTGGAAGCAAACACGCCAAATCAATCATCATTTTCAAACAGTTTTTTCACCAGAGCACCACAATCCAGACATATTTGGACCAACGTTTTGGGATAAAGATTTTAAACAGGCATTGAACATAATCCCACAGCAACACTGGCAAGAAAATATTTTTTATGAGCACCTCAAAGGGATTTGGTTACAGATCCAAAACAGTTGCGTCAACGAAGAAAAGATATTACAATTGCACACACATCTCGACGAGTTAGATCGTAGACGAGGTACAAACTGGAGACAATTGTTTCCTTATTTAGAAAATTGGAACAATCATGTGGTATAGTCGCGTAACCACTGGCCTTGATGCCATTCCGGACTTTATAAATCACTACGAGCGTGAACTTGCGGATGCTAAGAAGGACTGTAAAATCTCGGGCGTAGTGGAAAAAAACATCACAGCCTTGCCCGGTATTACTGAACATCGCTTCAATCAACTACAGGAAATTGAAGCAGTCTTAAACTATCTCAATATTCAACTGCGTAAAATACGCAGAAAACACTTTCAAAAGTACATGGAAAACTATGCTCGGGCGCTGACTTCAAGGGATGCCGAAAAGTACACAGACGGCGAGGACGAAGTTATTGATTATGAGACCCTGATTAACGAAGTGGCCTACCTGCGCAATCGCTGGCTGGGCATTCTCAAAGGGCTAGATACCAAACAGTGGCAAATGGGCCATGTGGTGCGCTTAAGAACAGCAGGTATGGAAGATATTTCTGTCTAAAAACACACTGAATCACCGCCACTGGTATAAATACATTATAAGGATATACCATTATGAGTACAAAACAAATTAGATTACTATGTCTTGTGAGCGCCACAGATGGAGTGGCAGCACAATTAACAGTATCAGTCAACGGAGTTCAGAAATTTTCTGGGTTGGTTAGTCAGACAGTTCTTGCTCCAGGCGCAGTTTATGCCCTTCCAGTGGACCTCACTCAATTTTCAGTTGTGATGTTGGATCAAGATGCTGAGAATTTTACATCTGCACCCAGTATCAATGATCGCAATGAATTTGGACAATATTGGTCGTCGGGGTCTTACGAATTTTCAGCCACAAT